CTATTTCGCCTTTTTGGGCTGTGCCGCAATCGCTGCCTTCAACTGCTCATCGGCTGCCTGCAACTCCAGATATAGCTCCATGTTGACCACATGGCCAGCTTCGCAGGTAGCCACGTCCGGATCGCAGTTGCGACCGCACATCTTGCATTTCACGCGGCCCACCGGGTTCGCGTCCAGCATCCATGGCGAGTCCTGCGGATTGTCGCGCCCCAGCACCTTCGCAGCCACAAAATGCACTTCAGGCCGAACCGCACGCGCAAACAGCTTACGGTCAGTCGAATAGGTGTCGCCTGCCCACTTGACCAGCTTGCGGCACTCTTCCTCAAGCTCCTGATGTGCGCCTGCCAACTCTTCCCTGGTTGGAACCTCGTTCGCCGAAGCAAAGATGCCGAAGCGGGTAATGCGATTCGCACGGACCTGGCCGCGTCCCACCCCGAGCATCTGCTGGCAGAATCCCCATCCCTCATCCTGAAGCGAGGACATCTCATCTTCGGACTTGATGACGAATTCCTCCATGATTACCGAAATCGGCGGTTCCCACTCGCCGGTCGCGCCATTCTGGACAAGCAGTTCTACATATGGCTTGTCAGCGGAACATGCGGGAATCGTGAATGTGCCTGTCGATCCGGTATTGATAGACTGCGCCCACGGGCCAACATTGAAAATGTGAAACTTCTGCTTCTTGAGGTCTTCGATTACCTTCAGGCGAATAGGCAGAATTCGCGACTTGCCAATCGAATGCTTGGCGTCGATGGCGCGCTCCGCAATTGCCGATGAAGGCAGCTTGGAAATGGTCGATGCAAGAGACATGCTTCCTCCTAGAATCCAGCGACTTCAAGTTCTCCGACGCTGGCCTTGATCTGTCTTGCGCCCCGTACTGGAAGCCCAAGCGTCCGGGCATCCCGTAGCGGTGCGGTTGACTTGAACGATTTGACGCTTCCGGCAATGTTTGCCGCGCGAATCCCCGAAACCCGCTCTTTATCGCGCATCCGGTCGAAGTTGTTCCGGTGGCGTTCCCGCTTCAGCCGTGCCTGCGTTTCCCTAAGCGCAGCAGCATTTGCAGCCTGCGAGTTGAATCGAGCCTTGTTGACCAGAGCCGCCACGATACCCGCGGCGCCGATCTGTTCCGGCTTTGTGAATGTCCAGACCCATTGATATTCGCCATTCCTTGGATAGGGTCCGGTCAGGCAGAGATGCGTGATTGGGTCTTCCCACTGCGCCTTATACTCGATTTCCGTCTGCTTGGTGAATTCATACCCGGAAACCCATTTTTCCAGAATCCACTTGTCGCCGATGTAATCGTACCGCTGGCGAGGCTGATAGCCGGAAAACTCCACTGCACCCGTATCGGGATTGGTGTAGTCTCCGCCTACCAGATACATTACGGACGGGGCAAAGACGATCCTGAATAAAGGCTCGTCCCGCCCCGGCACAGTCCCGTAAACCTTCATTGGACTCATCGGCCAATGGCGAGGTTCCGGGACTGCTCCGCATAGTTGGATTCGTTCACTCATTACTGTCCGTACAGTCCTTTCTCGATTGCAATTCCACTCAGGAAGGCGTTCATGCGTGTCTGGACCCACACCAGGTTCATCTCAGCCACCATGTAGAAAACCAACCCGGAAGCCTGACCGCCGGATGCGCCGACCAGACCGAATAGCGTCTGTCCGCCCACATCGTAGAAGTCGATGGACTTGGTTTCGACCATGGAAGCATTCTTGAGCGCGAGGAAGTCGATGTAGCCCGGTACTGCCCGCTCGTTGATCAGGAACCTGCGCCCGCCGATGGTAGTACTGGCTTCCCGCTTCAGCATGTCTTCAGATTCAGAGCCTTTCAGCTCCGACATGTTGATGTGCTGAACCAGAAGCGCGTTCTGCTCCCAGGCATTCTGCTCGTTGACGGTAGCATGGGCCACAAGATCATCGGCATCGGCCTTCTTCTTGCCCATCGCCAGCTGAATCTGCGAATGGATGGCGCGAACGATCTGCGGAGTCAGTGCGCCGTTAACGGCCTGGGTCTGGGCAATGTACTTGCCATTCCACGCCGAACGCTGCACGGTGAGCCAGTTGCCGGTGTTGGTGCCGACCTGATAGTAGCGCAGCCCATTCAGGCCGGTGTTGGCCTGCCCGGACGATCCCGAAACCAGCAATTTCATGCCGGCAGTGATCGTGCCTGTCGGAACCGGGTTCAGGAGCCAGATGACATTCGAAGAAATGTCCGAATCCTGCACCGTGATGGTAGTAACGTAGGTTCCACCTATCGAAGTCCAGACGTCGAGATCTTGGTCGTCGAGAAACAGATTGGCGGAATTGACGTTGATGCCGGTGATGTTGCCGCCGGTCGTCTGGAGGGCCACAACGGTGTCGATAGTGTTCGATCCATCGCCCTGAAGGACGGTTTCGAGGAAGTCCGCAAACCGTTCCGGCGCAAGTGTCCGGGTCAGGGTAGCAAAGTTCTCGATTGCCTTTTCATCGGAGTCGGTCGCATATTTGGCCTGCGCAGTGTAGCTGAAGGCATCAATGTAGCAAACCGGGGTGATTTGGCCGGGAACCTGGGTCGGACCGGAGCCGATGCCCATGTCTGCGCCGTTCATATTGCCCACGCGAGGCTTGCCGCCCAATGACGGCATGGTGGGAATACGCGAAGGACGGTCGGAAACCGCCTTGATCTTGGATTTCTGGATTTCCTTCAGGAGTACGGATTGCTGGAGAACGTAATTCTCCAATTCAGGCCGTACATACTCCTGCTCGGATGCAAGTGCCTGTGCCGCGTCTGCAATGGCGATGATACACCTCCAAGTGAGATTGTTTCTCTCGCTCAGAGCGCCCATTCGGAGCCGTTAGGCTGCCACGCTTTGGGTCGGGTGCGGAGGCCCGTTTACGCACATTGCGCTGCAAAATTCTTGGCGCTTCAACAACTCCGATATCACGAATCGGCAAACGTGCATCAAACCTGATGACTAATGCGCCTCGAATGAGGTGAATATATCATTCTGTTCTGGAAAAGTCACTACCTCCCGCTATTTACGCTTCCACTTTACAGGCTTTTCTCTTCCCACGATGTAGGCCGTATTGTCAGGAGTGATTCCACCGCGGCGAAAGTCAACTCTAAGGCCCAGACGCGCCGGAGAGTCGGAAATCCACTCATATTGATTCCCGCCCGACTGCTGAACAGCCTGTACGCCCTTTTCGGCAGGTTTTGCCGCTGCTTTCGCTATTCCCGCCTTGCGTTTGGCCAGAACATCGTCGACAGCTCGCTTGGCCGCACCCGGAATGATCTTTTTGTGCTCCGACTCAACCGTCATGGCGTACGCAGTTTTGTTTTTGGCTTTCAGCAAGCTTTTGATCTTGCCCTGATAGGCCGTATTGACCCGAACCCGCGCATTGATCTCCTGCCGGACCGCCGTCTGTATGCTGGCGACTTCCGAAGGCGTGAATTTGGTCTTAGGCGCAATCTTTTGCACTTCCGCAACTGCAAACGACTCCGAACGAGGACGAATCTCCCGCAGCCACTCGTCGTGCAGGATAGTTTGCTCTCTGGACTCAAGATCGTTACCCTGTGACTGCGATTGAGCCTGCTGGGTACCGGTTTTGACTGCGATCGGGTTCTTGGCGGTGGCATTGATGGTTTCAAACACGCCCTTGATGGCCTTGAACGCCTCGATGACCGTTCTGAGGCCGGGATCGTCCGATTCAACCGGCAACACACGCTCCAGAAGCGCCATTTGCAGGGGAATCTGCTGATTGTTCAGGTAGCTGGACACCGATTTGCAGATATAAGCCGAGAATCCGTCCGGATTCATCTCCGCATATTGATCCATGGCCTGCGGAATGAGCTTCTGAAAGCTTTCCGGATTGGCTTCGATCATCTGATTCAGTACTTTGACGTCGCCGGCCTGAAATGCCGAGTCATAGTCACGCCAGAAGCTGCGCTCAGCCAGCGTGTTCGAGATAACATCCTCAAGCGGCGTCGACCCGGCTACATATTCAGGGTCGCCGGGATTGTCGTCCAACTGCGAGACAAGTTGCAGACGCTCCGACACCTTGGCGATGCCGTCAGGGAGGCGCTTGTTGGCGTCATCCATGAAATGAAGGGCTTTCTTGACCTGCCGATGAAGTTCCGGGGAATCCTTCAGCCGCTCTTTGACTTGCTTCCAGGTGCTTGCCGCTGAGACTGGCTCGCTCGATTCGGCAACCTGGCCTTCGCCTTCGGTTCCCGATTCCGCGCCTTCGATTTCCGTTTCAAGCTCTTGAACTTCCGCCTCTGCGCCGAGTTCGAGTACTTCATCTTCCATATCTCATCTCCTAAACTGTCGCCGTCCCTTTGGTTCCCGGGCTTGCTGCTTTCTTCTGCACCGATCCCTGCGCTTCCGGTGCCGCTGCCTTGATGCCTGCCTGCGCATTCATGGCCGTCTGACCGGCAGGACTCTCATCCTTAAAATTGATCGACTCGCTCGGCGGCTTCATCTGCTGCTGCATCTGTGCCTGAGCCTGTTGCTGCTGCTGGAGGAACTGATCGTGCACCGCCTTATGCAGCCTTACGTTCTGGATTCCCAATTGCGCCTGTTGCAGCGCCATTGCCGGGTCCATGCCCTGATCCGGCTGCGCCACATTCATTCTCAGCCAGCAATCCTCGCTGGATAGATATTCCTGGCACTTGGCCGATTCCCACTGGTGATAGTCGTCCGCTTCCGGCATCAGGGAGGGCTGCGGCTGCGGAGGCTGGAATGGAGTCGGAGCCGGAGGCAGCGTGCCCATTGCCGAAGCTTGCTGTTCTGCCTGAATCTGTTGCTGAGCATGTTGCATGGTTGCTGCTGCAATGTCTTCCGGCGTAGGAACGATTGGAGCTTCCTGCAACAACTGCTCCAGTTCCCGCGACTGTTTCTTGAAGGCAATCGCGGGAATAAGCACGAGATCCGGATTGCCGTTGAGTTCCAGAAACTCTTCCCAATTATCAGGGGATTGGAACAGAGTTTGACCAACAGGACTCGCTGCTGCCATCTTGATCAGGTCGGCAAGGTTCGCGCGCTTGGCTGCTGTCGTCTCCGGGAAACTGGAATCGGCTACATGCGCATGGAATTTTCCCTTCTTCAGCCGCTCCATCTTCACGGTAATCTTCCCGCCATCCTTGCCTACAATGGCAATTTCAGTCCCATGGTCGGGATTCTTCGATGCCAGCCGTGCTGCTTTCTCGGCAATTCCAGCAAAGAGTATCTGCATATAAGCCCATGCCGGACCCAGTCTGCCCATGGCCTGTGAGCGATCCATGGCCTGACCGGAAGCTGTCTGCGAAGCCTTGGCGTCTCCCTGAAGAGCGGGCAGAGCGCCGGTTAGGAACTGCGCTACCTGTCCGGTCATCTGCTCAATCGCTTCGTCGAATCCTTCGGGTGGCGCGACGGGAGGCTCGCGGTAAACGATCTGCTTTCCAATTTCCTGTTCAGGCGGACCTTCCTTCAGCAGCACATAATCGTTAGGCCGCGAGCGCTGATTCGAGATAGCCTGATAATCTTCATCGCTTCCCTTGAAGTAAGTTACGCTCCATCCCGTCTCGTAATTTTCCCGCTTGGCGTTCAGGTAGTCGTTGATCACATCCTGAACTACCTTCATCGGCTCCATCAGCGCCCCGCCGGTCATGCCATCGCGCTCCATCGGGAACACTACATCAATGGCGTCGTCAGGGCATTCGTTCCAGCTCTCGGAATATGTCTTGCCCACCCATTTCACGTGGCAACCATCGGGAAATAGCTGCTGGAACTTGTCACGGTAGGTAAATGTCTTGCCGTCTTCGCGAACGTCCGTCTCTTCTGCCCCAGGATAGGCCTCATTGAACAGGCCATCCTCGAACACTTCCGGCCTGAGGAAGCCGTTCAGCTCAGTGGTCAGGTAATTGAGGGCCAGCCCGGTAAGGAAGAATCCCTTCTTGGCCTGCTTCACTCCGATGCGAGCAAAGCGATTCCAGTCCGACTCGCCTATCGAAGGCTCCCCAGGCGTGATCTTGGTCCTGATCCACTCATTCTGCGCCTTCAGGCTGAGAACATTCTTATCATCGAACAGGAAACAATACGGAGCCTCAGCCCAATTGCGGCAGACAATCGGAACCTTCGATTCCATCGTTCCGTACACGTCCGCCGTCTCCATGGACCGCGCTTCGCCTTCATCGTTCAGCCCGAATCGAGCCCTCGATTTAAGCGTCTTTGTCCATGCAACCACCCGTCCCGAATGGCCCATCAGATAGGAAGCCCGCTTCTGAATGCGCTTGACCTGGCCACCTTTCTCGGCCTGATCGAACATCTCCCAGAAGCCTTCGGCCGTCTCCGCAGCCTCAATCGATTCCGACTCCTGCGGCCGATCCGGGGCAAAACCAATTCCCGGAGGATTCTGTGTCAGCACGCCATCGAGCGATTGCCACTCCCCGCGCCAATAGTTATAAGCGCCCATAAACATCGGGCACTGGACCTGCTGGTTGTTTCCAATATCGACATAGCCGCCCGCGGTCCCGACCTGGTACACGCCTGTAGACCAGTTGGGATACACATGCTGTACGCCATCGTAGTAGAAGCGATGGATGCGATCCATCAGCACTTCCACGCGCCGGTCGTACATCTCCTGATCCTGCAACTTGAGAATCAGGGCTTCCAGTTTCAGCTTGAGGTCGTCAGGCAGTTCGCGATTGTTCTTGCCGTAAGTTGGCGGGTCGTCCTGCTGGGGCACATCGTCGGGCGCAGATTCATCGGCAAACATGCCGTCATCGTCGACCATCGGCATTTGCAGGCTAGTTGAGATATTTGGCTCCCATAATCTCGCGCCCGAACTCGCGACGCTCGTAAGCCTTCATGCCTTCATCCACTGCCGCCTTGCGCTCAAGAATGGCCTTGATAGCCTTATCCATCAGACCGCAGCAAGGGCCAGCCAGAGATTGAGGGGGAGTGGTCATATAGCAATAAGGACAGTCTATAGGCTGAGGAACGCCAGTTTCCCATATCCTGTCACACTGGCGCTGAATATCGAGCAGTTTCTCTTCCGGAGTTAGCATTATCGGTTATACAACTTTCCGCGAGCCTTGGCCTTGATCTGCTCGGCTTCTGACTCCGAAATATTCCCGGCGCGCTCAGAACGCGTAGCCCCGCTGATGGCGAGGCGTGCGTGATTCGCATCATTCACAGGAAAAGAGCGACCTGGGCCTGCAAAGTCGCTCTTCGCCATCCTCTTGCGATCAGCTGCATACAGCTTGGCCATTGCTTCCTCTTACGATGCTACGGTCGTGTAAAGCAATTTCACCTTGAGAACGCCGGTGCCGGTAGCGAATACCTGAGTCGCATTCGAGATATAGATCCCCAGTGCGTCAACCGTGCTCTCCGCAGCCGATGCAATCTGTGCACCCGCCAGAGTAAGCACCTGCTTCACCGTTGGCGAGGTTAGAAATGTAGCTGCGATGGTACCAGTCAGTGCGTTCGGAGAACCGGGGTTGGCGTTCGAGTAGCCGATGGTGATCGCACCACCCGCAGTCCAGGCCGTGCCTCCATTCTCATTAACCAGAATCGCTTGCTGTACGACGTAGAACGAGCCCGCGGCCGGGGGAGGAAGCAACTCAACCGGAGTCGTGAACATGGTATTGACCTGTGCCGCCGTCAGCGTCAGCAGAGCTTCGTTTGTCTCGCCGCCGGTCCTCAAGTCCTCAACCGATACCTTGCCCGGAACCGTTGCAGCTTCGAAAATGGCCTGTGTCCCGCCAAGCTGCGTCCATGCTCCATCAAGGACTACCACTCCGCCGCCAAACCCGCTGACAGCGTTCAATGCTTCCTGAAGTCCATACGTCCCGCTGCGCACCATCTCTCCGGCACCATGCGCGTTCGAGAACGTCGCGGTGATGAGAATATTGCCCAGAGTGTCGCTCGATACCGCGGTTGGGGTGACTGTCTCAGAATTCGAACCCTGACCTACCGTGATCGGTGTGGTCGTACTCGGAGTGCAGGACGCCTTGTTTGGGTTGGTTGACTTCTGGGGTTGGCAGGTCAGCGTGTAAGCGCCTGTCCCTGTTGATCCTGCGAGAACCAGCAATCCTGCCGGTGCAGTGGTTTCGACGCCGTAAGCGTAAGCCAGTGCAGAAGTGCGTCCTGCAAACGTTGAGATAATAGCCATTTCACTCTCCCATGCCGTCTTTCCGGCTGTCAGGTTGAGGCTGTTTTATCCGGTCGCCCTTTCGAACGCGCCCCGAACCACCGGTTCCCGTGCAAAACTTTACATGCCGCCCATCACAGGGCCTTCATCTTCCTGCCCCCAACTGTCCTTGGGCTCCTGCTGGCCACCCTCTTCGCCGAGAAACTTATCCAGCGCCCCATGCGCATCTTCCTCGCCATGGTCCTCGTGCTGGCCATCTTCATGCACCGAATGCGAATGTGCGCTCATGCCGTCATGATGAACCACATGATGTTTGTCGCCGCCTGTGATCTTGTGGCCTACATGAGCCATTGCAGCCATGTGGTGCGGATGCTCTTCGCTACTTCCGTCCGGATGCTTGCTGGTAAACGAGCCGTCGCCATGATCGTGAATCTCATGGACGCCGACCTGTTCGGCCGCCTGCCCCTGTTCGGAATCCATCTTCTTACTCTCATGGGGCTTCGGCTCGTAAGCCGGTTTCTCGCCCTTACGCATCTTGCCCAAACCGTCAAAACCGTCCTTAGCCATCAATTCTCCAGTTCATTGGGCATTCTGGCCCATACCGATTCAGTAATTTCCCGTACTTGCCCCGCCGTCTTCGCCTTGATGACTGAATTGTCAGCCCTTTCTACAGGTTGCGTCAACGGAATCTTTCGCAGACGAACAATCTCTGCCTCTAAAGCGCCAGTTCTGGTGTCGGCATTCTCGATAATCTTCGCATGCAGTTCTCGGGAATGAGTATGGCGGTCGGCGTCTTCCTGACGCTTCCTGGTTTCCTCGCACCACAAATACAGCAGCAGCGCGTTGCCGGCTAGCAGAATAACAATTACTGCCTCGATGCCCATGAGCTCGCCCTCTTTGGATTGTTGACACTCTTCCACTTTGCCATCAGCACAGCCTTGGCCGTCATATCCGCCTTCGGACTCAGGCTTTCATAGTACTCCTGCGCCCGAATCTCAATCGGAGCCTGCGTCTGTGCTCTCAGCATACTCTTGCACAGATACCTGATCATATCCAGATCGTCATCGGCGTCCGTCGGCGTCTTCAGAACATCCTCAGCCCTGCCAGGATGCTTGCTGTCCCGGATCGCTAGCGGAATCGAGTCGATCAGGTTCTCGCAGTTACTCGATATCAGCAGCATCGGCGTCTTGACCGAATACCCACCACCCTCTTCATCCCAGTCGTCATCCTCGCGCGTCGGACTCATGCACCCGTTCAGCACGTCGCATGTCTTCTTCATCATCGCGTACAACAGACGCCAGCCGCCAATCCTGTTGTTGTCTGCCTGCTCGCAGTATGGCAGCCCATTGCGCTTCAGCTCGCCTGCAATCCGCTCAGCCGTCGAATGACCCGTCGAGTCCTTTTCCCACGCATCCACGCTCAGAAAGTACCGCTGAACGCGCTTCCTCTCATGCTGAGACATCGCATCGATGCACTTTCTTGCCAACGCAGTCTCTTCGCAACCGGACTCGGCATGCGATCTGTAAACGACTACAACATCAACCGCTTCTGCTATTTCCCTATTGAATACATCGCCGAACAGCCTGGGGCTGACCCGGCCGGAAGCTGCCCATCCTACCGACGCGTTATGTACAAACCCATCATCATGCGCCATCCATCGTGGCCACCATGCCTGTATCAGCCGTTCTTCCTGCTCTCGGGTAAGGATGATCTTGGATTCGTCCCAAACTCCAGCAAAGTATTGCCCTGCGAAGCTGTCGAACGATCCCAGAAGGTGTCCGGACCGGAGAGAAGATGGCAAAGCGTTGAGCTTTCTTCCTTCAGCCGTTCTGTGTATGAAGAGATGGAACCTGCAACAGGCGTAGTCCGGTCCGTCTCCTTCTGCGCCATACTCGCAAACCTCTCCCTTAAGTAACCCGTCAGGCAACGCATAGAACTCCCTCGCACTGATCCCAAGTGGCTCAAACCATACGTAATTATCCCATCCAAACAGGTGTATGAAGCTGAAATCCTCACTGCGCTCCTGATCGTGGAACCGCCGCTGAGCGAATACACGTCTCAGGAACTCGGTGCCAACACCACCAGGATTGAAGAACAGGCCCGTCTTACACTCGCCCACCATGGCGTTCGGCCACCGGTTAGCCGTCTTAATCGTGATGAGTTCCTGCTCGGAGAACTGCTCAGCCTGATCGACCATGATGTCATAGAACTCCGGCCCCCAGAACTTCTGATCGACTTCCTGCTGGTTCTCGGCAAACATGCAGTGGATCTCTGATCCATTCGGCAGGCTGAACTTCTTCTTCCCTTCATGCCACATCTCACGCAGCTCAGGATACTCGAGGAAGAATCGCTGCACATGATTGCGCTCCAGATCAGGCCAGGTACGCCGAACGATACAGCCAAAGGTGCCTGGACGCTGCTGGCGTCTATCCAGCATGATGCGTCTCAATCCACCCGACTTCCCGCCGGCACGCGCACCCCCACCGCCGATCCACGTTGCAGCATCAGGACCGGTGCGGTAAAACAGCTTCCCGATTTGAAGTTGTTTCGGCTGAAGAATGAGATCGCGAGAGCGAGTCATCTGGTTACAGTGAGGGTTCCCGTAGTCGGCGCTACCGTATAGGTAAACCTGATCCAGCCACCAGTAAGGTTATAAGGCAGCGCTGAGCCGGCCGGGATCACGCAGCCTGACAGGTTCTCATAGCTCGTATCGCCCTTGGTGTCGTCAGGCGAGTACTGCCCCTGAGCCTGTTGATTAGTCTGGTTCACTATCACCATATTGCCCACGCTATTGCCCGGAGCAGGCCCAAAAGCAAGCTGCTGAGTCTTCGTCACGCCAGTGTCGACGCTCGCATCCTTGACAAGCGGAATCGCGTTGCCAGGATAGATTGCAAGCAGTTGCGTGGGCTGTGGGCTGGTGATGTAGCTGGGCATGTTAGCTCTCCAGTATGCTCTTGGCCTGAAATTGGATGGGTCCACCATTGGGACCGGATACCTCAGATTGTACCTTGTCGCCGTATTTGGGCTTAATTTTGCCCATCAGCCATTGAATGTTGCGAATCTGTGCGTTCGTATATTGCCAGTTCTCTGCCGTCATCCCATCATTCAGACGCATGATGCGGTCCCTGAAGTATTCTGTCTGATCTTCATGCGCGCGTACAATACGTTTGGCGAATGTTTCGTTTTGTTCTGCCCATCTGCGATATGTTTTGTATGTTGGAAACCCGCTAAGCTGGCATATATCAGTGAGATACTCGCCTTCTGCGAGTCGGTCGCATATTGCGTCGGCTTTCTCTTCTGAGTAATCGGATGGGCGTCCCAT